CTAGCCACCAATTTTCACCTCGCAATATAATTCAATATCACCATCATCACGTACAAAAGTACGATATACCGAATACACTTGACGATTATATTCAACTTGTGTTTCTCCATCGTATTCATCGTAATCAACGATAATAGTTAATCTTGCTTTTAAACCATTTTGCATTGATACTGAAAATTCATTTTGACCAATACTTGAAACAGCACAATAAACCATTTCAGGTACTGTTATTTCAATTTGTTGAAATAATTCATCAACGGTTATTTTAGAAGACATTAAAAAACAAATATCATCCTTTGAATAATTCTTCCCTCTACCAATCGATTGTTTTATACTAGGCATCTGTAAAAGTACCTACCTTCTGAATTACTCGATTATGGATACGGAATTGTAAGTTTCGAGGAAGTCCAATGTCTTCTTGTCTTTTGCGATACATCCAAGCTGAATAATCCACAATTAATTGTGTATCTTCTACAGTTGCTGAAGATAGATCAACTCCCATTTTTTCTAATTCGATAGTTGAAGATTCAATTAAATTGGTGAAGAGAGTATCACGCAAATTATGCGTAATACCCATATCCAATTTAAAAAGTGATAAACAAGTTGCAAGTTTTTCCTCGCTCATCATTTATCACCTTCAATCTCCGCAATTAACGGAAGCCCTATTTTATTGTCAAAAGACTTTAATTCCTCTATACGCTCTTTATTCAAACGACCTTTACGAGGGTACTTGTCTCCAACATTATAAATGTGGTTAGCATCCTGTAAATCCCTGAATCGCTTAACTACTTTGTATTTCATATGTATCATCCTTTCACTAGGATTAAGCGCCTTCTACTTCTGGAGTATAAGTTACATAAAATCCTGCATCCGAATCTGTTTTCTCAACGTCAAAGCGAACGAAACCAGCTAGTAATTGACCATATACACTATCGTCAACCCATTTAACAGAAGCACGTTTACGGTCAAATAATGTAGCGAATGCTTTTGGATCACCGATAAAAGCAACTAAATTGCCTTCAACAGTTCCAATTACATCATCATCCAATACTACAACTTCTCTACCAAATAACTTTTTACCAGAAGCAACAGTAATATCAGTTTGAAGTAAATAACGACCATCTTTATCTTTAAGTATATCTAATGCATTGTATAAAGAGGACGAAATCACAGCTTTGGCATTGTATACTTTCTTTAAATCTTTATTAAATACAGCTTTCAATCCATCTAACCCTGTTACCGCCTTTGGTGTAGCTGTTTTTAGTACTGTAGCAATTGCAGCATTTTTCGTATTAAGCTCTTGGTCATTAATTTCATCAGCAATTAAACCTGTTACATCATAATCTGCATCATCAATAACCTCTTGCGATACTGGAATGTAACCACGATAAGTTTCGATATCATAAGGCACTTCTACAATAGTTGGTTTTGCTAGTTCTGGATTAGCTTGTAATTCAGCAACAGATACCATTTTACTTCCTGATTTTTTGATAACTGGATATTTACCTGCACCACTATTTACTTTTGCTACATTTACTAGTTTACTTAAATCAATTACGTCTTCTGGCGCTTGTTGAGGTGTTAATAGTTCATCAGGAATTAATGCTCCACCTTCTACAGACGTAAACCCTGCTCGTGTTTGTCCCTTTGTGCGTACATATTCATTGATTGCTTCACGTGTTTCAATATGATTTACCATGTTTCGTTTAGCTCCTTTAGCTGGTGATTTGCGATTTGATTGTTCTAATTCAGTTTCTAATTGTTCAATTTCTTCTTCTAAGTTAACCTTTTGTTCTTCTAACTCTTTAATTTCTTCTTCCAATTTATTAATTTCTGCTTCGATTACATCTAAATCTTCTTCCGATTCAATGTCTTCAACTGATGATGCTAACTCATCACGCTTTTTTAAAAATACGTTTAACTCTTCCTCTTTACCTTGTAATGCACTACGCTTTAAATTTAATTTAGCTCCGATTAATACTGGGTTCATATTATTTACCAATCCTTTCAAGTAATTGTTTTTTTCGTTGTTCAAATTTTTGCTTTTTCATTTTTTGCACATCTTTTTGTCGTGCCGCTATTTCTGTTTGAGGGTAAGCTGGAAACGCTGTAATTGACACTTCTAATAAATCAGCATCCTTAACAATCCACTTTAGACTTCCATCTTCACGTTCCGTTACTTCTTCTGTTACAGGGTAAAAACCAAATGAACATCCTCGAACTTTTCCAGTTTGCACCTTTCGATATGCCGATTTTGCAAATGGATCTTCTAAGTCAACTTTTACTCGACCATACAAACCATGTTCGTCAACTTTTAATTCAAGAGTCTCACTTCCAATACTCCCCAAAACCACTCGTGTATCATGATTATCCAGTGCAATAACGTCTACTTTTTCATTTAATGAACGGTTAAACGCCTCTGGTGCAATTTCTTCATATGCTCCTGCCCAAAGTTCTGTCTCTTGATTAAACACTACGAAATACCCTTCAATATAAGCATCTCCATTTTCTTCAGCAGTACGTGTTTTTAATTCAGTTGTAAAATGCATATGTCGCTTATTCATTTTCTTCACCACCTTTCAACTTGCTCTGATTACCTAGTTGTTTTGATGGTATATAATTTTCTAAAATAATCAATTCTTCCATCTCCTCGTCTGGGTCTAATCCTACCCAATCACGTAATTCATTTCTTCGCATTGCATTACGGTCAACCATTTCTGTTCCAGCCGATACCATTTCATCTAAGTTGTAGCTGAATAAACTACGAGGATTTAAACGGAAGAACCAATTTTGATTAAATAGCAAATCCCTCGTTAATGTTTGTGCAATAATCTGACCAATTGAATGAATACGAGTATTAATAAAGTTGTTGTACTCCTCTTTTTTAAACTCTCCAATCCCTAAAAAGAAAGGGGGTACATCTAAAATGGCAGCAACAGTTTTCTTATCTAGTTCCATGCCTTCAATAATTGCAATATCTTTTAGTGATAAAGGTTTAACTTGTTCAACTTCGAGTAAATTAGCAGGAATAATCCACGGCTTACCACCATCAGTTTCAGCAAAATATTTTTCCATTATTTTCTCTCTACCTTCTGCACTCGCAAGCTCTTCAGTCATTGCGTCCACACTTACGATTAAAGAAGGCATGTACTTACCACTCATAAAATTGTTCTTCGTTTTATTTGCTTGAGTTAAATTTTTAGCAATTTCACGTAATGCTACCTTATAACCTGTCCCTCTATACGGATATAGTGGATGTGGATTAATTACAAAATGTACAACCTCATCTGGTGTGTATTTTTTATCATTGCAATCAACTAAATAACCGCCATCTTCTAAATCGTCATATGTAACACACTGCATTGGGAATGGTGTTAGATTATCAATCAATCCTGTATTACTATCTACACCAATATGTACAACTGAATTTCCATTCCCATATAACAATAAATCCCGAACGATTTTATAAAGCCATGTTTTACGTGTCATATTACGACACGGCTCTATATCAATCTTTCGGGATAATTGGTTTTTAATACGCTTATCGCCTTTATCGGTATTTTCCATCAAATGAATGGTCATATTTGATACCAAGTCAGCAATTTTATTTACACCTGTAACTATATCGGGATGATCCGCTAATTTAACATAACCTATTTCATCAACGCTTCCTACTCCCAATGGGATAGTTACCGATGAACGTGTTTTCTTTTCTCGTTTCCAAAATACCATTTGTTCACCTCCTTTAGCTATTGAGCCAACTTGATACATTCTGCGAGTTCGTCATATCTTCAAGCATTTGTACTGCTCCAAATACAGCAGCATCGAATAGATCAATACGTTGAGTACCACCATCACCATCTACTTTTTCGTATTGAATCATGTCGTCAGTTTTCTCGATGGCTCTAACGTTTTGTATGCAATATTCAAACGCTTGGTTATTTAAGTAATAAAGGTTCCCATTTTTTGCTTTCATTTCAATACGTCTAAAACCTTCAGACTTCTTATAAAAATACTGAGGCTGATCTACAATCTTAAATCCAGCTTTCTTCATACCTAAGAAGAACTCACGACCAAATTTTCTGTCAAATCCAACCTTTTTAATTTTGAAGCCCCTCTTCTTCATATCAATAAACCAATTGATAACATCATCGTAATGTACTGTTGGCGTATTGCTCATTGTAAGTACACCATCATCTTGCCAGCCAAATAGCGGTATTCCATCATCTTCTGCCTTTTTATGGGCATTTATAATTGGAAAGAATGCATGTGTAATGACAATATCAATATCTTTTCCTTTGTGTTTGTAACGTCCGTAAAGTGAGCTTGCAGTCAAATCATGAAGCTTTGCACCATCAAAACCTCCATACCACTGAATAGGTAATTTAGCCAATTCGTCTAACGTCCAATTATATTGCCTATCTGAATTCTTAAATTCATTAATGTCAAAGTATGCCTTTAAAGAAGAAGTGAAGATATTTAAAGTTTTATTAAAAAACTCGCCACGTGTTTGTGGATCATTCATTGCTAATTCGGCATCACGCTTTAAATCTTCTAATGTCACAGTGACACCAATATTTGGATTAGCCATTTCTAAAATCTTATCATCAGTATAATCTGGCACATTTCCCTTTTCATCTTGATCAGCTTTGCAAATAAAGATAAAGTATTCATCATCTATAATTGAACCGTTTAACACTTTTTTACAATATTCTAATCGCTGAGCAAGGAATCCATTAGGAATATCTCCCGCTGTGGAAATTGCAATTAATAGTTTATTACGATAAGCTTTTTGGGAATTTTTCATTAATATGTATTGTTTTGCTGATTTCCAAGTGTGGACTTCATCGAGGATAAGTAAATTGGAGTTCAAGGAATCAAGACGTTTCACATCGTTCGCTAACGCTTGAATAAAAATAGAGCCTCCATCACTAAAGTTTTTAGTAATTGAATGCTCTTGGTTATTATCACGTATTTTAATTGATTTGTCGTTTAATCTTTCAACATTATATTTTAAGAAGCCGAATGATTCCATTGTTTGTTTTAAACTGTTAGCTAATATGTATAATTTTGAACCTGAAGCACGTTCTAAAATAGAAAGTGACCAACCAAGACTACTCGCAAATGCTGTTTTCCCCTGCTTTCTCGGAATCATTAGTAAACTTTCGTGAAAACGTCTAACATTACTATCTTTATTAAAGAACCCTAGTAGATTGACTACAATAAATTTTTGCCACGGCTGTAAAAGCATTGGTTTCCCTTTTAACGGTGTACCTTTTAAATCTTCACCTTGCTGATGTGCTACTGTATTTTCAATTAATCCAATTACAAAATCAAACTGGTCTTGTTTAAAATCTAGGTCGTCACGCTCTAAATCGTTCAAAAATCGAATAGCAGCTGATCTATTTTCAACACAAGCAACCTTTTTCCAATCAGCAATTGCTTTGGCATAATCATAAGCCACCTCAAAATTATGCGAATTAATATGAGATAAATCCATTTACATCACTTCTGATTAGTGAGAAATTGATCCAGCGGACTCCCAATTTGTTCTACTTTTTTAGGTGGCTCAGTATCTAAGGTTTTAGGGTTTAAACGAAGACGATCGCTATATGAAACTATATCTTTTCGTAATGATTCCATTGCTGTAAAAATAGGACGCTTTCTATCGTTTGTAGCACCAGCTTTATTTGTGTACTCTTCTGTAATTTGATAACCAGACTCTTCAAATTGCAATTCAAATACTTGATATTGATGTAACATACCGACATAAATGTCGATTAAGTTATTATACTCTTTTTTATATGTACCAAGATTTTTCATTTCACGAATAACTGCGCTTCTTAATTGTTTTTTAGTTTTTACCGTTATCAATCTCTCACCTCATTCTTTTCTAGTTTCAAATTAACACCCCTTTATATCTCAAAATCAGAGTGTGGGGGGAAGAAGCCCTCATCATCGTTACTCCATTTCTTACTTTGCAAAGTGTAAGTATGGGGGGTTACTTTTTCTCGCCAATACTCACCCAAAACTGTGAGCGTATCATTAGTACGATCATGCATAGCATCATGGCACTTTCCACATAAGCTGACAAGATTCCAGCTAATCAAACGTAACTCTGGATATGTCTCTAAAGGATTACAATGATGTACTGTATTCGCAATACGATTCCTACCGTACCGCTTGCACTCTCTGCATTCATACTGATCACGTTTTAAAATATTAATTCGTTTACGCTTTCAAGATTTAGACTTATAAAAATTCATAATCCTCTCTCCCTCCATCAAGCTTGTTTTTATACAAATCATCATATACAACTAACATTGGCTCATAATAGTATTTTTGACTAAGTGTTAACATAACCTTATTATCAATCATAAAGATATACTCGCTATCACTGTACAGAATTCTTTCACCATAGAAATAGTTTTCATGATTACCATTCCTACTTATAATCTTATACTTATTCATGATTTTCACCTCCATTCGTATTATGTTTAAGATGGATGGAAGCATATAACAATAATACAAATCTAATACCATCAATAATGATACAATCCTTGCGTCTCATCATACACTACAGTATACGTATCATCTTCTTCAGCATTTAAATTGTCTGCAACAGCCCTAATATAAATTAAAATAACATCCTCACCAAAAGGTATCTCCGACTTATCATAATAAAAAGTAATGCCATTTACTTTAATACTCTTATAATCCTCCATCCAAAAATCGTAATCTGGATGTGAAGGATCAATTTGCATAACTCCATTCTTAATTATCACAGATTCTTTACTTGCTACAAGTTCTTCTATTTTTCTTAGTTGCAACATTTGATTCCTCCCAATCTTCTTCTCCTTTAAGACATAATAAAAAGCCGTACCTGTAATAGATACGACTCCCTATGTAATGATTAACTATGTCTAACTGACAGTATTTCTCTTACAATTCTTCTTAGATTTAGTAATTCACTCTTTGTACTTTCATCGTCTTTAAATTTATCAAATAAAAATTCTAAACAAACTTCTAAATCCTTTTCTCTCGTTTGATAAATTCTTTCTTTTTGTTCATCTGAAAGATTCCCCATAACATTCACCTCCTAATCAATACAATTATACTAAAAAGGAAGCAAATGTCATTAAAATAAAATTTAGAAAGTAACAAAATTCAATCTTTATTTAGCGAGGTAAATTAAGACTTTTATCTTTTAAATACTCTAAAGAATGACTTGCTAAATACTCATTACTATATAAACAATCAGTTATAGGACAAATCCAATCAAACATCTTATCTTTACCAGTAACATCATTCATTTTAATCAGCTCGTTATATTTATCTGGATGAGATTTTTTATTAAATGGGATATATCCTAGTTTCTTTGCTTTTACCTTTGCGTCTACTTCTATATGATTTACACCATTAATTGATATCGTAATACCTTTTATTCCTTTACTCATTCACTATTCTCCTTTAAGACATAATAAAAAGCCGTACCTGTAATTAATACGAACTGCTACTCATTGCATTTGAGTTTGGCTTTAAGAGTGTTTGCAATCTCGCCTCTGCTCTACCGTTAGCATTTAAAATAGATTCATATCCTAAAATGATTTTTGTACCAACAACAAAATCAATCTGTTTCTCTTGGAAATCTTCATGCGTTGCTTTATTTAATATGTCTTGTAATTGATCAGCACTCAAGCCTTCTGTTTCAATCACATGGTAATGTCTAAATGATTCCTTCATATTATTTCCTCCTTCTTTTAAGGTAAATTATTTAGCAGGTGGCAATCTGCATCTCTTGTAAGACCAATATAAATTATTGGTGTGGCGGCTGCCTGTTCCGCCCTTAAATAACTTACCACTTATATCTTATGCTATACTAAATATTGAACTTAGTCGTACACAACGTGCGAGCAAGTTTTATTAGTGAGTATCTCTCACTGTAACTCCGACATAATGTCTGTGTTAACAATTTCATCTTAAACTAGTATTATGCACTACTCTTCTTAAACAACTCCCAATCAACATCCTCACGACTACTTGGTAACGCAATACCTGCATCAGTTAAACATAATTCCAATTCATTGATATATGAATAAATAGCATCTAATCGTCCGTCATCAATTGGCTTACTCTCTACTGATAACATGGCTTTAATTTCTTTTTTATTAAAACCTAATTTTTGTAATTCTTTCGCAATTTCTTCAAACATAGTAAACCCCTCTTCCTTTATTTCGACTTTACCGATACAATAATTTCACTAGTTTCATTTTTAGAAACGCATCCTAAGATGTGTTTACTTGAGCTAATTTGACGTTTATTTTTTATCAAATCAATAAGGTCAGTAATATATAAGTAAATTAATAAAACAATACATCCTAATACAAATCCCACACCATTCATTATTCATCCTCCTTAAATTATAAAAGAGAGACACACCTTGTTAGTGCATCCCCCAATAGTTATGTATAAAATATTATTACTTTATATGTATTATTTAGATGTTGCAGCAGTACGATAACGCATATTTTCTACGCTCACACGTACCAACTCTCTAATTTTGATAAACTCATGAGCCAGTCCAATTTGTTGATTTGCATTAAATTTATCAATATGTACATTTAACCATTCTACTAAAATATCTCTAATTTCTTCCATAGAAGCAATATGGGATTTATATTTCTTATTTCCATGTCGTGTCTTAGATTTATTTTTATATGCTAGTCGTGTTTTGTTGGCACGTTGATATTGTAAAAACTCATCAACTAATCTATACAGCTTTGTAATATCAAAATTATTTAAGTTAGACATAAACAAATCTACATTATAAATCACTTGCTCATGTGTAGCATTATCGGATACAACTACACCTTCCTTGCGTAGAGTTTTAAGGATATGCTTTACATTCTTTTTGACAGCTTTAGCAATGGGTTTACGTGACTGCATTAATACTTCATATACTCCGTCCTCTGTTAAAAACCAACTACTACGAGAATTGTTCGTAGAAGTATTTTTACATTTTTCATCAACATCTACGGTATTTAACATTGTTGAAACATCATAATAACCTTGACTAGTCTTTGCATAATCAATCCATTCAGCTACATCCTTTGCTAAAAATAAAGGATCATCTATGCTACCGTAAATCGTAAACTCTTTATTCAATACTTCCATTTTGATAGTTGATACTACTTCTAATACTTGACCATTTTTCTTTGTCATTATATTTAATCTCCATTTCAATTTTATATTTTATAGTTTGTTATTTTATGTATAGTAAATTAGAAGCCTTTCACCTTCTTCAACCTCACTGTTATTTGATAACGGTGTTTTATCACCCAACTATAAAATTGTATGGAGGCTAAACTGTTGCCTGTAAGTCCTGTCAATCATGTCGACAAGAGTGCTAATTAAGTCGGCAATTAAGCCAAGTAGATCACTGCACCATGACCCATATATGTATTAAAGTGTTACATGCTTACTAAATAATTCATCAACCTTATGTAATACTTCATTTTCTGGTGTATCTATCCCATATCCATGTGATAGTAAGTCTTGTAATTCGTTATAAAAATTGCAAACTTCTTGATGAAATTCATTAAACTCGTTTACCTTAAAATCAGTTAAACCTTCAAATTCATCCTCGAATAACATATTGACTAACTCTAAGATACTCTCACGACTCCAAATTTTATTAGTAATTGCTTCATGTAAAAATCCGATTGCTGTCATAAAACTACTATTTTTTAGTATGTTACTTTTATGTCGATTTTTAAAATAATAGTGTTTAATCATGGCGATATTATCACCATATACTGTACTAAACATGCTGTTATCATAGCCGTAAACGTATCTATGTACATCCACTAATTTAACTGTATAGTCATCTAATAAATCTCTGAGAGAAATTAAATCATCATTAAACTTACTTAAAAATAAATAATGTGACTCATCAGCATCTTCTTCAATAAAATTCCACAATTCACCAGATACCTCTCGCTGTAAATCAACATCAACCGTAGTATCAGTACTAAATAAATCCATAAATGATTCACCTAAAACTGATTCAGCAATGGGTTTCATTCCTTCTCCAGCATTTTGGATAACTACATCAAACAACTCATATGTAGCATCGATAAAATTAGCTGTTCCCCATTCGAGATATCCTTTATTATAATAGTAATCTTTACATTTGATTAGATTATCAATATAGACTTTATCTGCTTTGTGATTATAAATTATCGAGTGTACCTCTTGCAGACCATAGATTACATCCTCTACATATGTTGTTATTTCATCAACATCTAGACGACAATCTCTAAACACCGCCATAGATTCCTCATTATTTTTTGTTAGAGCCTTTAATTTATCAATCGTTAAGCTTACATTCTCTAATTTCATAATTGTTTTTGTCATAATATAAATTTCCCCTTTTCACCTTTTATTTTAATATGTAAAATTATGTATTATACTCTGTGAGCGCAATCGAAATCTTATTATATGTATTGTTGTAATACTCAAATCGTCTTATTGCGCTTTATTATAAAAACCCAACACATTGTACTGGATAGTTGTATAGCTGCATCCTAATTCATCTGCTTTTGCAAAATACCAATCCATTTTATTTTTCTTTACATTTTTAAACTCTTCACGCAATTGCGTTACTTCGTCTTTTGTTAATCTACGTCTAGTTGTAGCCTTTCTCGCTTTAGACATATTGCCTGGGCGTGTATCTAACTCAAGATTCCACCATGTATTAACTCTTCGCCATTCTATACCTACTTTTTTGTGATTAACCTCATTAAATCCAAATCGTTTCCATTCTCCAATTTGCATTTCGAGGAGTGCAGCCATTACAACTTGATGAGCAGGATATGATCGACTTCCCTCTCTCTTCCCAGACAAGTTTACAAAACAATAGCCGATTTTATTTGCTTCAGCTTTTTTTAGTTTGAGTTTATCTCCTACTTTTTGATAAATTAATCCGTTGTTAATATCTACCGTGTACTTGTCATCAAAGCCTTTTAAATCTCTAAAATATGGCTTACTTAAATCCAAATCCAAATCTTTAACAATGTCTTCTACTAATTCTTCAAAAATATTTTCCAAATAAATTTCCACCTTTTTTAACTTATAAGAGCCTCTCATCTCTCCAATTGTCCTTGCTGTTAAACATTTATTAAACAACTTTATATGTATCAATAAAGCTGACTAAATCATTTTGCATTGTATTTGTCATGTTTGCTTTGCCACTAAAAAATTGCGAGATCCAACTAACACTGACATTTAGGTGGCCACTATAATCTTTCATTTTTAAGCCTTTCTTTTTACCTTTTGCTAGTAAATCTATACGTTCATCAAAATTCATTTTTACGTTTTCACCACTTTTCTTTTATTTATATCATTGCAAGTTATATTATTTTTATGTTATAGTATAGTTGGTAAATTACATTCATTTCGTTTAAAAATTAAGTTAAAAATAATAACCTCCATTTACCTTTAAAAAGGTTGGACTGCTACCCCTAGTCGTAGTCAAGCAACAGTCCTAAAAAAAGGAGGAAATTTAAATGAGGAATGGAAAGGGATAACGTTCCCCTTCCATTTACCCATCTATTAATTTAGTAATAACGTTGACATATCAACATTTGTGTGATATTTAACTAGAAAAGTTCTACTTTTTTTGCATGAAAATATTTATGAATTTTTTAGGTTCTGACAGATACACCGCATTAAGCACTCTAATCACATTCGTATCGATAGATTTTTTACAAAATGCATGGTACAGAATCGCATAAATAGTAACTGGCTTTATTGTCTTCTTTCCCATCTTTTTTTGTAGCTCTTGAGCTTCATTAGCAATTGCTTTCGCAAACCGATCTCTTTCACTATCGGAAGCTCCACTCATTTGAGCCTGATAAGCCGATACTTTAAAGCTGTAATCACTTGCAGTATCGATAATTTCTTGTTCCTGTTTATCATTTGCTTTCTTAATTTCAAATATTTCATCGTTATCATCACATCTCATTACTAAATCCCAGATGTCAATAACTTCACCCGTTTTCAATTCTTCGCTTCGTCTAATTTTATTCTCAAATTCTTCCTCTAATTCTTCTTTCGCTTGTTTGTCGGATACAGTAAAGATACCGTATACGTAATCCATAGTAGTTTTATAATATGTACGTTTTTTCTTGTTTGACATGAACATCGGATATGACGCTAATTCTGTTATTGTTCCATCTTCATTTTTAACCTTTTTGATTTTCAAATTTTCTTTAACGATACCATCTAAACGATTCAGTTCTTTAACGATGTCAATTTTATAGCTTTTCTTTGCTAAGTCGATTGCGATGGTGCTGGCTACCGAAATAATCTCAACAACTTCTTTCATTTTGTTTGCTAATTTTTTATCTTTATTGCGAATAGCATCGTACATAATACTTTGAGCAGCCTGCGCCACATTTACAATGCGCCCTATTACATCTGATGCAATTGCTTTATCAACTTTACTTCTATTTAATTCTGTTAATTCATATGTATTTGATGTTGCTGCAACACCATTCAAACAAACTTTAGCTTTGTTATTTCTAGCTATGTCTACAATAGTTTTATTATTGGTAAATAACGCTGTATCAGAATCATAGTCACATGAACTCAAAATATCTTGTATCGGAAACTCTATAGCATTAACAGCCACGATATTTTTAGTAAAATTAAAATATGTATCAATCAAATCATTATGTTTATTTACTGCATAAAGTACGTTATTAGATGAAGTATGGGGATTTCTAAAACCTGCCAACTCATCTTCATCTTTAAATAATTTTGTATACACTTCATTTTTATGTAATGTATGTGACGCTAAATCCTGTACATCTACTAATTTTTTCACACTATGTAAAAGCATTTCGTACGGATTACCGACCAGGACACAATAATCTCCCGTAATCCGCAACTTACCTTTTTTAACATGTTTAACGTATTCGCTAATTTCATTTATCTTAAATTCATTGAAAAACTCGGTCTTAGCAATATCTGGATTATGTCTAAACAAATCAGCCATCATTTTATTGGAATTTGTCAATGTAGCATTATCTTCAAGGTGTTTAACGAATTTATCATCATCATTCTTCATTCCATTTATGTATTCAACTTCAAAATTACTCAACTGCTCTGTATTATGCCGATTTAACCGTAAACTATTTATCATCTGGTATGACATTTGCTGTAATGGCATACTATCCAGTGATCCTAATTTCGATTTAGATTCACTCTTACAAATACCAAACTCAGATTTTTCTTCTTTTGACGAGACAATCTTTCGCCAATGCTCATACATCGATTCATCTCCACCGACTAAATCACTGAATTTAAAAATCTTTAGTGAAGATGGTGTAACGATGCAATGGATGTCTTTAACTTTTATTGGATTATTAAGCATATCCGTTATTGTAGCTGTCTCATATTCCTCTTTATATGTATCTTCCATAAATTGTTGGATGTTTGTATTGAATAGACAGGATTTGAAAAAATGTTGTCGTGTAAGCATCATGCCTCTTCCTTCATAATCACCTACAAAATATGAAGAATCAAGCAGTCCCTGACCATCAAATAAGCTATTTGTAATTGATTGATTTTTCTTGAACTTAGATTGTAGAATATCTTGACCATCTTTATTTACCTTTTCAACTACATTTACATCCCTCTTAAACACTGACTCAACATCACTAATCAATAGGATATTTTTAGGTCTAATCTTAATCGTACCCTCAATGGATGAAGTGACAAGTGCTTCATAAGCTGATAAAGCAGCAAGATCTATCTTTGATTTTTCTGGAATTAACAATCTCATTCTTGACCATTCAACCATACGTTCCGCTAACTCTTTTCGAATGAATAAGCATTCTCCAGTTCTAGCTTTGGCACTAGAGCGTTTGTATACTATGTAATGTACATCAATACCTTTGAAATCCTTAATCGTAAAGCCATTTTCGTATAATTTATCTCGTAATTGAGCAGTAGTTAATGACTGATCCCATACATCTGACTGAATTTCAGCAATATCTTCAAGTATCTTAATTCTTGCTTCATTTTTACTTTCCATTCCCTTTACTTCTTCATCATGATTTTTATTAATCAAACTTACTAAGTGTTCATCATCTCCAGCCAGTTCAATACGTTTATCTCGTTCAGCTACTTTTTTAGAGATTAATTCTTTTTGTTTCTTATTGATTTTCTTAACGACACCTTTTATATTTTCAACTTTGCTACTGAATTTAATGTTAATGACATCATCACTGTAAAACTTATTGATGCCTTTTAATGTGCGATTATCTAAATCAGTAGTTGATTTATTTTCAAGTTTCCGCTTTACCTTACCCTTATCATCTTTCACTTCATTGCCATTTCCATCTTTAACAACTGTCATACGTTTTACAAATTCGTCCAACCCTTCTTTACGTAACTTAATCAACTCCAATGAATATGGGATAAAGCCATTGTATTCTCCTTCTAATTTTGAACCTCTGTTTAAATGTTCCCAGATTCGTGCTGCCTCAATAGTTTGAATATAAACTCCGTTATTATTATTTTTACCCAATATAGTTTCCTCCATTTTCCTTTTTTATGGCTTATTTTTTATGTCAAAAAAGCACCAAAATCACCTTAATTTTTATCACTTTTACCTAACTCCTTTTTACGCAACCTCTGATTCCTTTTTACGCAACCTCTGATTCCTTTTTTCACTACCTTACCTTGCATAAAAAGGAGTGTAACAAGAAGTTAAAGATATTAAGATAATTAAGATACAGTATTTCATCTGCGCAATGTTCATTGCACATCTGATTTAAATTTTCTTCTTCTCTTTTCTTCTACTATTTAACCTTCTACTAAATTATGTACGACCACTTCTATCTTCTTCTATTATTATATGTACAACCATTAAATCTAAATTATGTATTTATCTAACTAACTACCGAAGTTCGTCAGTTGGCTAGTCAAAAATGTCAGACCAATAATCTATTTATAAAACGCATAATGGTTTAATTTAAAAATAGTGAATCAAAGTCAAAAACATCATAAGTTGTTACCGCATGTGTGATTTCATCTGTATTTTCAGGAACGCAATTACCATCATCATTTATTATTGCTGTGCCTGATATTAACGCTTCAAATCCATACTGTTCAGCTTTAAATTGATAATAGGCTTTACTCATCTTGATACCTTTTTTATCACGATCATTGAGGATTAAATAAACTGCAAATTTATCTGGTCTTGTATCATCTATAAGCTTTTGTAAATGATCATCGTCAATAATCAGACCGAGTATACTCAAAAAATTATGTATTCTGAAACTGTTTTGTAATGTTATGTATTTCGTTTTTTTGGGCTTTAAATTTGTAATATTATGTACAAGCTTTCCGAAATATGATTCGGTGAAATTTTGATAAGATATATCATCAAACCGATTATTATGTAGTAATTCAACTGAAAATGATTTATAGGCAATTTTAATGCCGATGCGCTCATAGAGCTGGTTTAGTTCCTCAAACATCCCAGCATACTTTTCACTATTTTCTAGCCTACGCAACAAGAAAACAGTCACTCCCCAACTGTCCAGTATTTCCTTTTGGAGAGTGTGAAACTGGGAATAAGTATGTGCGTCTATTTCTATTTTTTCACCATCAATTTTAATTGCTGTGAAATGATTATGTACTATTATGTGTTTGTTAAATTCTAAGTATTTAAAAGCCTTCTTTATCATTGCTCTGTTATATGATTTAAGATAATCACTAAAATCGTCATAAATTAATCGATGTTCCTCGTCCAGATATAACTCATGAAAAAGTACTCGTATCATTTCAGCATTTAATTTTCTTGGATTATATCCATCACAGGTTATAGACCATTCATATTCCGATTTAATACTGTAATCATCCATTTCAACTAGACAATTAAAGACATGTTTGCACATTATATTATCATCATTGGTATAACCATTAAATTTACGATTATCTTCAATTTCAATTTGTTGCTCTCGTTTACCTCTCAATATGTATGTACGCTTTTTGCCTTTACCTTCTACTTCAACAGATTCGTATAGTGTTTGTAACTTTCGTATAAATTTGATAGTACCCCTGTTACTAAACTCACCTGTCATCTTGTCACGTTTACCATCCAGTGAGCCATTCTTCTTCCATGCTGCCGACTCTAATTCTTCTCCTTTAAATCCACCTACATCAATTGTTAATTGAATAGCTTCCCTTTCAGTTAGTTTAATTTCCTCCAACAAATTACCTCCTGATTTAATTATTTCAAATTCGTACAAATTGACCTTAACTATAAAACCATTTGTATAGCTCTGTACGAATTTTATTCATCTGACACTATTTCACCCTGTTTATTTAATTCATAATTAAACAAGTTCTAAAGATCAAGTGCCTAGCGCACAACAATTGAAAAGACATTGTTGTTTACTCGCTTAGCTTTTTGCAAAGACCGCAAAAATGCAGACGTATAACTTTTATTTATTTTTCTTTCACACTCTTATAATAGTGTTTCTATCTTGAAGCTGACAGTACAGTATAATATTTAATACACTCAATTCCTCCTTCTTCTCCTTTTACCTTTTTTTAGGTAAAATAATGTAGATTATTTTATATTATTTTACCTAACTCTATTTACACTCCTTTCCATTAATGCTATACTGAGTACACAGCAATCTTATACATTTAAATCTACCTCCTTTCAAAAATAGGGTAGAATAAAACCAACACATTTGCGAATTATATTGCAAGTGTTTATTTTCGTTTCATCGTTTTTATGTATTTATTAATATTATAATGTAAAAGTTGGCGAAGTGACAGTCGAAGTTAAAAACATTTTTAGCATACCCTCCAACACTAAATGCAAACTTTTATTAGCTGCTCTTAAACTCATCTAAATAATAATAGAAAATTATCTAAGTAGCTAGTCGATGGCTAATCTTTTTTTTAGAGACCACAAAATTGTTGTCGTTGAGAGCGACTACAACGCTATCAGGTGCAAACAATCCTTGTATCAGGTCAAAGTAAGAAATGTTTATCTTGTCAGGTTCAGGATGCACCTCACCGATATATTATAGTGGTCGGAATAATGTTCCGAACCTTTTAAAAGGTAGTAAGGATTGTTTACGCATAAGGTTAAATTAACTGTGCTATAACCATTTGTTATGCCAGAGTGGCAGAGTAGAGAATAATGTGTCGGTGAGGGCGACACTAGAGTAAAGGTAGTCGTCAAAAATCGGATGACATTTATTCCAAAATTGGAAAGCAAAACAAAATCAACGTGTCTCATAGCAGGTCACTTTATACGTATGATAAGGGTAATCCTTTAATACTTTAAAGCTAATTACCCATCATCGGTAATTAGGATCATAGTAAAAATTATGAGATAAACGGGAGGGTTAAATTAAGCCCCCCTTTTTATTTACACGATTCTCCTATTAAACCTTTATCAATTGCCTCCTGCATCTCATCATCATTTAAAATTAAATTACCTCTATCGTCTAAAAACTCACGCTCAACACCTGTCTCTGGATCGCATTGAGCAATCTTAGTAAAATAAGATTCTACAATCTCAATCGCTTGTTTACGTCCTGATTTGCTCTCTAAATTAGTGTGATCTTTTAAAAAGTTGTTAAAGTAGACCATTAATTCAACAGGATCAATGTCGTTTGCAACAAATGCTACTTTCATTTCACAATAGTTGTTATTGTTTGTCATTTAAATTTCTCCCTTTTTGTGCTTTATTTTATGTTTATTTTATGAATTGTACCGTAACGGTTGTAACTAAATACTTCATTATTTTTAAAGGTCACTACGATTGATTGAGTAGCTTTGTTTATAATCAAGTCAACAATGCAAGTTAATCTGTATTCATTTCCACGATTATTAGAGATTGTCTGATGATATGCGTTGATTTGGACTAAAAATTTATATTGCAAGTCTGTTAACGGTAATAAGGCTTGACACATTTAAACCTCCCTTAGATTGTTGTGATAATAATTATGATAGCTAGTATTTCTGTAAACAATAGTAAAAATTGTTGCCAGTAGTCTGTAATGACTATCTCTTCGACTTATTTGTTAAGTCAAATATAACATGACTAATTAAATAAGTCAACTGATTTTATAAGTCGACATACATTATTAGTCAAAGAATGTGATATAATAAGACTATGAGGTGACTAATAATGCAAATTAAATGTAATTTAAAACAAATTTTAGATGAACGTGATATAAGTATTCGTCAATTATCTAATGAAATTGGTATAAGTTTTGAATCTGTTAGAAGGTTAGCAAACAATGACACTACACAATACAGCAAAAATACAATGGAAAAAATATGTGAACATTTAAAAATCGGACTTTGTGATTTATTAATACTTAGCGATTATGAAAGAGAGGATTAGCACATAGCTAGTCCTTCTCAATCCTTTTCATGGATACACTTAACCTTTTGAGTATTGCATACGCATCGTTTTCGTAACCCTTTATATTTGAGGGGAAGGTTATATAACCTGATAGTGTTGCTCTCAGCCACACAGAGTGACTCACTTTAAATGTGACCTGCTCTGGGACACTGCGTAACACAGACGATAAAGAGAAGGTAGTAAACAATTTTTACACCCTTGTCTGCTATGCCTGAGTGGCATAATGAATATTATTTATATTCCAAACGCATCGTATAAGCGTGTTTTAAGCTGAATAGAGCGTGTTATAGCTTTGATAGAGTGAAATAGTAATCCATGTAACGATTTAGCTTTACCACGTTTATATGCATTGATAACGCTTAAGATAGACTCTCTATACTCCTGTTCATATTCCTCGATTTGAATTGACTTATCTACAGATGCCTTTGCTTTATAAATTACTCCAACAATGCTATACAAATCATCTACATTAAAAAATGCAGAAAGAAATTGCAATGGTTTTGGTAATTTGATTGTTAGTCCTTTTTTGATTAGAGATTCTTTATCGACATTTTTAGACAATGCTACTGTATCATCTGTATTATTAATAATTTGAGTATTTAATAGAGTATCTTTGTCTGGACATTCTGTTTGGACATTAACATCTACATTTTTAATTACTAGGATATTTGTAGAGCGTCTTTTATCTCCGTTGTGACGTTTGCTATCATATTTTTTAATCACGTTTAAATCGACTAATACAGCTATTGCACGTTGTACAGTTTTGTAACTAATATTTAATTGCTCAGCAATTTTTCTTTGAGATAAATAACATACCCCGATGTACTTACAAGCCCATTGCGAAATAAAGTCTAAAACTGCATAAGTAGACTTTGTTAATTGAGATTTAAATTGTTGTTTGTAGTGCTTAACAGCTACGTTCATTTCGTCAATCGTGGTGAATGATTGAAGTGATTGGTATGTAGATTCTGTGTTTAGTAGTGTCATAATTGTATTCGCTCCTTATATTTGGTGGCGAATAACACTAAAATTGAATGCATTTATGTAAAAAGACATACTTAAATAAGCGTTTGTCCTTGTATTTTTTGAACAAAAGCTGTAAAATAATTTACATAAACACACTTATATAGCCGTTGGAAGCATATTAGTGTTATTCAGTTTTGAGAGGATTAGTGTTAGCGCACTTGTCCTCTTTTTATTTTTAAATATCCAAGTTATTTAAAGGTGAATGTTTCTGATATTTTCTTCCAATCTCGCTATCAGTAAAATCTAAATACGCCTTTTGTGTAACCTCAACTGATGAATGTCCCATTAATCTAGATAAAGTAGCAAAATCTCCATTATTTAATAGGTAATATTTAGCATAATTATTCCTTAGCAAATGCGGATGAATCTCTAGTCCTACACTCTTTCCCTTTCTCCTCACAGTACCTTCAAAATTTGTTACATTTAATTGAGTCCCCTTTGTCGTCGGAAATAGGTAAATAGAATCTGAATATCTGTCTCTATGCTGCATCCATCGTCTTAAATCGACTGACATTTTACTACCAAAAAATACATATCGTTCATGACCATTCTTTGTATTTTTGACAAGAATAGATTTGGTTCTAAAGTCAACATCTTCAGGCATTAAAGAACAAATTTCTGTTGCACGTAAACCTGTATCCAAAATTAATCTAAGCTGAACCCACGTCCTGTACTCGTGAAATTTTGTAAGATTGTAAGCACCTAACATTAATTTAATTTCATCTTCAGACAAAAGTCTTTTCTGTTTTCGTTTAGGTTTGATTTTTTCAATTGTGTCCATTGGATTATCCCTAATTTCTTTCTCTAGTTTTAAAAAATTAAAGAACACCTTAATATTTCTTGTGTAATTAGCAATTGTAGTGTCTGAAATTGGCTTTTTATAATCCTCTCGTCTATTTGGGTAGTTAATATCTAAAGTCTTCTCTGAAGCTGTTACAGTGTATTTTCCACGCTCATTCAAATATTTAATGTAACGCCTTATATGGGATGCTTTAACATTACTTGCATCTTCAATTTTTAACTCTTGCACTAAGTAATTTCTAAACAACGTCAAAGTTTGCTCATATGATCTTTTAGTTTTAGGTGACAAATGTTTAGCATCACAATGGAGCATGAAAGAGTCTAACTGGATATCTAATTCTGTAATTCCTCTAAATTTTCGCATAAAAAATAGCACACTCCTATCCAT